CATCCTTTAACACCATCTGACATTCTTGTGGTGATTGGTTGCCAACAAATGGATTCGGCATTATAGTAACCCTTCGATGGGTCATTAGGTACCTTTGCTATCGCTTTCATAATCTTGCGATTGCACCGAGACACTCCACTTTGATCCGTCTTAATATCGCTCGTTAACATTTTCGCCCTCCAGCGGAAATTTATTTCTGTAAACCTTTCTTAATTCCCTCGTTCGCGTACATGGCTCTCATATGAGCCAAGGCTTTTTCTCTCGAAACTGACTTTCCCTTATTCTCGCCAGTTTCTTTATTTTTTACGATCCAATGGTCCCCAAATTTTTCAATTTTATAAGGCATTATTCAGATCCTGTCATCGTAGGAATTGGGCGAACCCCTTTCAAAGTCGGGGCCATTTGACCACCCATCGCTTGTTTAAGAATCGTGGCTCCTTGAGCTGCTGTTGCTGAGGGAGCAATAGCTGCTGGTGCAGGTTTGCCTAAAGCTGGAGCAGCAGGTGCAGCTCCTGGCACAGCACCTTGATTCGGTTGATTAATACCGTTTGGAGCTGCGTTAGGCTGGATTGGTTGGATCTGTTCTGGCGGTACATTTCCTGTCAAGGCTCCAACAGGAATTTGACCACCTGGATTCGCAGTAGCCGCACCTATGACATTAATGATATCTTCATCGTTGCCCATAAGTCCCCAAATTTGCCGCAATATAGCCTGATTGGTATCGGGCGTAAATTGCTGATTAGCGAGGGAGTAGAAAGCTTGACATTGGGCAATCTTTACATCGGTATTAACCATCTCCGAAAGAACTGTCATTCGGAAGGTCACGTTCGCGCGAATCATCTCCGGCGTTACAATAGAAGGATCTGGGAAAAGCTTCCCGTAGAAAGCTCTTATAACTTCGTCTGAATTGAGATACTGCAAATCTAAGCTATAGCAGAGATCAAGAACTTTCTTGATACCTTCATCTTCGATAGCTTTTGCAGCCGTCGCAAACTTCTCAAGGGCCTGAGCAATATTGGCACGAACAGCCCCTACGCCAATAGATCCAGTTGATTTCATGTCATCAATCGAACCTGTAAGCGATTGGGGTACAGTCGCACTAAATATGTCGCCGAGAATCTGATTACAGTCTTGATAAGAACTTTGTGTAACGTCCTGGACTTCCAACGGCATAATGTCATCCATATTATCGACAAGGATGATTCCATTTGGCGTCGCAATAAGTTTTGTCGGATCAACGTCAGCTGTGGATTTAACTTTCCACATACGATTTAAAATTAAGGTGATGTTATCTAGCCGCTGTCTACGAACGGTAGTCAGTTGGTTAATTAAAGACATGACAGGTTCGATTAATCCGATACCATACCACTCACCAGGAACTTTGCAGAAATTAACTTTGATTAAAGGACGTTTTTGATGATAATACGGATTGGCTACCGCACGAACAACAATCTGACGATTAGCGATAATGATCTGACATTCTTCGTCAATACCATCGCCATCAAGGTCATACTTCATCCACCATTCAAGGAGTTCGATATCAGTTGGAGAATGAGTTGCAACTTCTCCACGGGCCACTTTTCTAAATTGTCTTGATTCCTGAAATTTTTGTGTAGTCCCAGTCGCTAATGCTTTTTCTTTGTTACCAAAGTAAGGCTGAGGACCATCGCACATCCGTTCGAATTCTTTCCGATCTAGGAAACGACGAATACAAACGCCAGGATATTGATCTTCGACCTTCGCGTGATCCTGCTGAGGGAATACATCAAGGACATCGATAAAAGTAATATTAGGACGACGTTCGGTTATTTTATAGTTCTTTTGATTTTCGTATGTGATATCAGTATGATTAATACCGAATTCATCAGGGGTTGTATTTTTAACTGCAACACGTTCCCACACCCAGTCCCATTTAACTTTATAGTCCACATATAAATAGGAGGTCCCATATAATAGGAGCTGCTTTATAAAGTTTTCGTATGTATCACTAAAATTGTTCTGTTGTAATTGATCCGAAACTAACTTCTGAATATTATCGGCAATCGGTCTATCTTTCACATCATCTGGTTCTACATCAAAGATGGTGTCGTTATTCGACATGAAAGAAATAAGTTTAGGTGTTGCAATTTCAATCAACTGAAACGCAATAGGAACAAATATCTTGGAACGAGTCGGAGTCGTGGTTGTACGATTTCCTGACATATAAAGGCTGTATATATTCCACCACAGCACTTCGTACAGTCTCCGCCATGATTCTCTCTTAACGATTTCGTTAGACAATACGTTAACAATATCTTGCTGAATTTGAAACTTATATGCTTCGATGGCTTCTTCGTTAGGATTCTCAGCGTCTTTCATTTCAGGACAGCTAATAGAAATCGGGCCGTCAGACATCTGATCGAGATCGTTCTCTCCAGCCGTATTAACTAACTCTTGAAGAGCGTCGGTTGTATTATCGTCCATTTTAAATTTCCTTGTGCCAGATGCTTGAAGTCACGTCCTTAAACTCGAACGCTTCATCAAAGCCTGGTTTAAATTTATCAGTTTTCTTTTTGGTTAAATTCAATGGGTCTTTAGGTGGTGGAACAAATTGTTTTTCTTCAGTGACTACTTCACCTATTTTATGTTTCTCATTAACAATCGTGAGCATATAAGCCAAAGCAATAATACCGTCACAATGGCTTCCCTCCCTACGATCTAAATCTGTACGGGTTTTATTCCAACTTCCAAACTTAAGTTCGTGAATTAAAACTTTGCATGAAGGATCGACTATGATTCTTTCATGCTCAATCCAAATATTCAATATCTCAAGCATGGCCTCCAAACTTCCTGGGCCTTTCTGGACAGGATCAAATACGATCTTATGTTTTTCTTGAAGTTCTTTAACTAAAATAAAATTATTGGTATCGCAGACTCGTCGGATTCGCTTTGAAAGATAGCGTTCTTTTTCTTTTATAGCCTCGGCTATCTTATTAACGCGACTTTCTTGCGAAGCCCAAACGGCTTCTGACTTCACCACTAATTTTTTCGTTACATCATCATAATAAGCAAAGGGTATGTGAGTGTTATCTAATGCTCCTCCGATGTCCATCGCAACATAGGAAACTAATTGTGATAGATAATCGGGATCAGGAATATGTTTTACATAATCTGATTTAAAATGCGGAGTGACATTAAATCGTTTATCGGCATTAAATTTACATTCGAACTCGCGCTCAAATGCTTCTTTCGAAACGTCATTCCGAAATGCTTCAATGCGTTCTGGCGGGTATCCCGCTTGATAAACGTCGAATTCCGCATACGCTTTGCTTATTTTTGCTTCCCTAACATAACGGCGAACGAACGGATGATTTGGTTGTCTTGGTACAGTACCGTAGATCAACATGTATCCGTCGGAGTCCATTAGGCTAGGGATTACGACTTCGTCGATAATGATTTCCAAATCTTCATTACGTTGAGCTTCATCGATTACAGCGAGGTTGATGCGTGATCCACGCAGGTTTTCATACGACTGATTCGACGAACCCACACAAAAAATCTGGGAGCCATTTGCAAATTTGTAAATATTCTTCATTGGAAGATGCTCAGGGCGTAAAGCCTCTGGACAAGTTTCCAATACGTCTCTCGCTATTTCTGAAACGTAGCGATCAATATTCTTGAGAACGGGTACAACAAAAAGAATGTTCGCACCTGGAACCTTAAGGGCTTCCTCGATGCAGATCATAAAACCGAGGGTGCTTTTTCCTAACCGACGTGAAGCGACGCAAACAAACTTATGCGTCTTATCCTTCGATTTGAGCCAAGTCTCGTAAATGGTTTTTTGAACCGGACGCATGAGATGAAACAAGACGCCGCGTTTCCATAGTAAGTAGTTAGCTTGTTCTTGCGCTGCACTACTCACGGTTTCTCCGCTTAATAAAAGTTCGCCCTATTTGTTTACGAGCGTTATTCCTCTTCGCGTTGTACTCTTGATTCGCGTAGTAATAATTCTTCCTGTACTTCTTGATCTTTAATTTGTTTTTCTGAAAGTATTTGGCCGACGCTTTCCTGCACTTTTCCTTGTTCTTCAGATAATATTTTCGGTCGGATATCGATCTCTGTTTTGGTTCCATTCGGTTTCAAAGCCTCCAGTAAATCTGCGGTCGATATGGCTGACGGCAGTTCTGACGCTGGGGTATCCAGCTCAGGTGGTTCGATCTCTTTCAGTTTCGGATAAGTGAACGGCAGCAGGGCTTTAAGTTCTGGGTACTGATTGGCCGGTTTACCCTGGCATAACAATTTTAAAGCCTTGGCCAATTCCTTGTCAAAATCGAACCCATGCTTTTTTAATCTGTCTTTGAAGGCGTTGGTCAGTTGGGCCTTCGTAGGTTCGCCTTTCGTTCTCCCTCCGGTCTTTCTCCTACCTGGCTGAAATCCCTGCATCCCCTTGGGCATCTTAATCTACCTGATGGGATTCGGTTGTGGCAACATTGATCTTCGGCATCTCAGCTCTGATTTCCGCAGCTTTGGCCTCTCTATCGGCCTGGGCCTTATCATAGTTGGCCTTCTGTTCCACCTTCAAGTCTGCCAGCTTAGTGACGACGGCAGGGGTAGGAACCTGGGCGGGAGGGGTATCCACCACTTTGGCTGCTTCTGACTTGGCCACATTCAATTTGAACTGCGGGGGCGTAAAGGCCTTGGCAGGGGTGGCATTGTCCACTCTCAGCACTCCGGCATTATCCGTATTGGGGGCCACCTCAAGGGGGACCTCCCTTCCATGCAGCACCTCATCGATAGCAAGCTCCACGAGGAGCTGTTTCTCAATGGGGGGTAGGAACGGAATCTCCATGAAAATCTTCGCTAATTCGTCCGTATTCAGTTTGACAGCCGCAAGACGTACTTTCATCCTTTCGAAGGCTGTAGCCTCTTTTGTGAGAAGCTCCTTAATATGGGCATAAATCCGTGTGTACAAGGCGTTGACCTTGGCCACCTGATCTGGTTGTAAAATCACTCCACTCATCGTAATCCTCCATTATTCAAAACTCGTTCAAAATGCTTCAAGCACCACCGCTTATTCTTGAAGATGACAGTGCCTCGTTTCTTGCACCCCTTATGCTTGCACATCGGTTACGAGGCTTGTCCACTGGGGGCTGCTTCTGCACCAGGAACCTGGATGTCCAAGGGTTCTACCGGCAATCCTGGGACAATTACATCCTGAGTGCTGGGTGTGACTTCCAGCGGCACACTGTGCGTTTCCGCTATAACGGGTTTACATCCGACGGGGAGGGTGAGTCCGGCTGTTTTGCTTTGGGCCAGGGCAGCCTTCTCTTTCTCTTGTAAACTGAGGAGCATGTCTATCCCCCCCTTCAGTTCCAATCCCTTATTATAGATGGCTTTCCCTTCTTCCTGCAAGGCCCCTATTTTCTTCTGTAGGTCCATTAGGGTCCGGTTAATGTCCCCCATCTGGTCTAGCTTCTCTTTCAGTTCTTTCTCTATGTCCATTGTATTTGCCCCTCCAAAGGCTTGTTTCTAGGTGGGTGGATCGCCTATGGCTTCCCCCTCCTCTTTCTATACTCTAGGGAAGGGGTCAACCCTGGGGGCTAACCTCCCTATCCCGTTAATCTGTTTAAAATGGTTAAAATTGTTACTTGATGGACACTTGATAAAATAACGATTATATGCATATTTGAGAGAATTTCTCATAAAAGCCAATCCACCCAATCAGCTCATCTATTCTACAGCGGGGCTACCCATCCTCACTTAAGCTTCTTACTTCTCATATGACAATAATATGACAGATAATCTAAAGTAAACAACTCAATTGAGCTTTAAAGTTTATCGGGAGAACGTTGCAATTGGTAGAAATGTAAATTCTGAGAAATATTCAAATCTAAATCAAATCAATATAAACGTTTAAATGATGATTAAGTTGATTATTTGAAACAACCTAACAATCTAATAAACTAACTGAATGATTCTAGTTAGTTAACCATTCAATCAATCTGATATTGTCTAGATATAAAAGTCCCATTGTATTTTATTTACTTAATTCCGCTATTATATAACTCTTCAATTATATATGAGCTTGTCAATTTTATTGGATTGACCTAAACCAAGC